AACGAGAAATGCCAATGGTACAGTATGTAGTATGTGAGGAGGATATTCGAGAGTCTGATAACCATAGGTTACTAAAAGGGTAATTGTCTTTTTGACAGGCTTGACATATTACATGGTTCTGATATCATGTACGTATGGTAAATATTCCGACAATTAATTCAGTAGTTGAACTTTCTTTCAAAGTTCGCAACTATTTCTATTTTGATAATTCAGATCATTCTGTTATCAAAGTGACAGGTGTTATCATAGCCAATGACAAGTGGAATGGCGCAGATAACGTTACTATTCAAACAACAGATAAAGAGTATCCGAAGAAGATTATTAATATCAAAAATATAATTGACATTAATATAATATCTGGCGGTACAACCAATATAAGACGTTTCAAAATTGTTAACAATAACAAAGAATATATTGTTGTCAAAAATGAATCGCATTTCTCCTGTAGTTGCATTGGTTTCAAGTACCATGCAAAATGTAAACATATTGAAGCTGTTAGGAAAAAGTTATGATAATTTACTCAAATACCCGTTCTAAGAAGAAAAAGATTCCAAAAAAACAATTAGCAGATTATCAACAATTCTTGGATAATGTTAACAAAATGAAATTACCTAGTGGCAATAATGTTGTCAAAAAAACATTAGTGCGAAAAAGTAAACTTCCGGTGTTGTCAATACCAGAAGACCGTAATCCTAGGAAATACGCCTCAGTTGATTCCGGCGTCACTGGTGCGTGTGGCTACAAAGGTGTGATGAAAGATTATCAGACCATGTCGGAAAGCGACAGGAAGATCGTGGATCACGTTGCCTCCTGTGTTGCACCGTTGCATAAAAGTAATCTTGTTTATGTGACATCAGGTATGAATCCTGCCGGTTTAGGTCGTAAGAATGAAGTGTTGTAAAATTACAACAGTGCTTGACTTATGCCACGGCAGTGATATAATTGTACCTGCAAATGAGTTGTTGTATGTTATTAATTTATTATGATGAGGTAATTGATATGGCAAAAAATGCTAAAGCTCCTGCTGTAAAAAAGTTGCAACCTTTTGAGAAGTTGTTGACTCTGTTAGAATCTGGTGAAGTTGTTACTAAGCAAGAAATCGATCAGAAGTTAGGTAGTGAAATTTATTTGTATCGTATTTCGACTTATATCTGGCACGTTAAGAAGTTTGCTGGCGGTGTCGTTAAATCGATCAAAGATGGTCGTGTCGTTGTTGGTTATCAGATAACCAATCCTGAAACTGTACGCAAGTACATGGCTGCAAACAATGTCACTGCTGCTGGTGTTGGCGTTAAAGTACGCAAACCATCAACGGCTAAAGCGGCAAAAGTTTCTGCTTTGCCACCCGTTAAGAAGTTGCAAGACCTACAACCTGTGCAGGCTGTAGTTGAAGAAGTTGTTGCTGATGAAATTGAAGTTACAGAACTTGTTGATTAATTTCCATTCGTTGTCTTTCCCCTTTTCCGGCGGCTAGTTCCGCCGGTTTTTTTATATATGAATATATTTTACCTAGATAATGATGTTAACAGATGTGCCGAGATGCACAATGATAAACATTGCGTTAAGATGATTCTCGAATATGCTCAATTACTTTCTACTGCTCACCGTGTTATTGATGGTATACCCATTGTTGGTGTTAGTAAAACAGGCCGAAAAAACACTCGATATATTATTGGTGATGATCGTGACAATATTCTATACAGTGCTACTCATATCAATCATCCTTCATGTGTTTGGGTTAGGCAATCTTCCGCAAACTATGTTTGGTTACAAAATTTACTAGAAGCTTTGTGTCTTGAATATACCTATCGTTATGGCAGAGTACATAAAGTGCAAGGTAGTGGTTTAACTGGTGCGTTGCAAAACATACCAACAAATATAAACAAAGATAAGCCTTTCACCGAACCAACACCTGCAATGCCTGACGATTGTAAAATTTCTGGCGATTCTATTGCTTCCTACAAAAATTACTATATAATGAATAAGACACACTTAGCGAACTGGAAAAAAAGACCTGTTCCTACGTGGTACATTACTAAATAATATTATGCCAACATATTCATTAAGAAATAAAGAAACAGGTGAAGTATTTGAACATGTGATGAAAATTGCAGAGTATGACACCTATATGACAGATCATCCAAACATTGAACGATATCATGACGGTATTAATATCGTATCAATGAATGGTAGTCTCGATTCGAAAACTGATAACACTTGGAAAGAAGTTTTATCTAAAGTTGCAGAAGCCCATCCAACTAGTACCGTAGGTGATCGATACGGTAAGAAATCAATTAAACAAGTTAAAACACAAGAGATTGTGAAAAAGCATGTTGACAAAATTACAAAGAGAGTATCTTGACATTTGAATTTATAAAAATTCCTGAATTAGATTATGACCTTGAAGCAGTAACTACCGAAAGTGGTAGACTTTATACTACACCTAAAGGAAACAAATACAGGTCTATCACCACAGTTTTATCCGCATTTAGTAAGAAAGCTATACTAGAGTGGCGTAAACGTGTTGGTGATGAAGAAGCAAACAGAATATCATCTAAGGCCTCAGCAAGAGGTACTAATCTCCATTTGGTTTGTGAGAAGTATTTACTTAATGAATACACACCATTAAAACTCAAATCATTAATGCCCAACATCAAGGCATTATTTCAACAATTAAAACCCGAATTAGATAAAAATATAGGTAAGATTTACGCATTAGAACAAGCATTGTATTCAGATGAACTGGAAGTGGCAGGTCGTGTTGACTGTATTGCTGAATGGAATGGTGAATTATCCATTATCGACTTTAAAACTTCTAGTAAATTGAAAGAAGAAGGTCACATCCAAAATTACTTCATGCAATGCACTGCTTATGCCATTATGTTTGAAGAAAGAACAGGTAGGCCAATAGATAAAATTGTGGTTGCCATTGCTGTAGAGAATGAACAGCCACAAATTTTTGTGAGAAGTAAACTTGATTATGTTACGGAGTTGATGAAATATGTAAAAACTTAGGAGACCACATGTCAAGAAAAGCAGCATTGAAAACTGTTGATGCAGAAGTTACAGAAATAAAAACAAGAAATAATACTCTGAGGGTGCGAATCGATGATTTAAAAACATTCCAACCGTTAACGGAAAACCAAAAGAAGTTTTTTGATGCTTATAAACAAGGTGATTATTTTGTTGCCTTACATGGAGTTGCAGGAACAGGTAAAACATTTTGTGCCTTATACAAAGCGTTAGAAGAAGTGCTTGACAAATCTAACACATTTGATAAAATAATAGTTGTTCGTTCAGCTGTACAATCTAGGGAGATAGGACATTTACCTGGTGATGTCGGTGAAAAGATGGAAATCTATGAACAACCTTACAGACAAATTTGTGAAACACTTTTTGGTCGTAAAGATGCTTGGAGTAGATTAGAGGAACAAGGTCATATTCAATTCATTTCCACATCATTTATACGTGGTATGAGTTTTGATGATGCTATCATTATCGTAGATGAAGTGCAGAATATGAATTTTGAAGAGATCGATACGGTAATGACTCGTGTTGGTTATCGTTCAAAGATTATTTGGTGTGGTGATTATCGTCAAACAGATTTACGTAAGAATAATGACAAATCAGGTCTATTAAAGTTTTTTGATATTGCACATCACATGGGTGCATTTACTCGTATAGAGTTTACACCAGATGATATTGTACGTAGTAGCTTAGTTAAAGATTACATATTGGCAAAATTAAAATATGAGGACTTAAATGAGTGATATAGTTGTTGATTGGTTGATAGTAGGTTCTTTATTCGTTGTACTATTTGTCGGAATATATTTGTATTGGTTATATGGTGAGAGTGGCGGTAGAGACGAATAAATAAAGGTATTGTTGTATGAAGTTGAATGAAAAGTATTCTGGACGGCGGTTCGATTCCGCCCAGCTCCACCAAAAACACATTAAAGGGTACATATGTCAGTAGAAGAATATTGGAAGTGGATACACGATAATGCTCAGTAGTGTGATTTTGATGGGGCTGATCTGGTCTCGACAGGGTAACAAGTAAGGATATGGACAACACGGTAGGCGATGACCGTAAATCAAGCAAAACTAGTAACTGCAAACGATGAAAGTTACGCTTTAGCCGCTTAAGGCTAAGCCGGGGGTGGTAACCTTGTAAACCAATAACCAAAATAGGACTTTCGGGTCCTATTTTTTTCTATTATCTCCATAAAAAAATACAATAGGAAAAATAGATCAAAAATGTATTGACAATTGATACATATTATCGTAGTATGTGTTATTCATAATTTTATAGGAGAGATGTAATGCAAGTTAAAGGAACAAAAACTGAAGAATGTTTGAAAGAAGCTTTTGCTGGTGAATCTAAAGCGAATCGCCGTTATCTATATTTCGCAAACATGGCAGATATTGCTGGTGCGACAGATGTAGCTAATATTTTCCGTCATACAGCTGAAGGCGAAACAGGACATGCACATGGTCATATGGAATACTTGGTGAATGGTGGTTCTGGTGATCCAGAGACAGGTCTTCCTGCAACAAATATTATTGAAGCGTTAGAAAGTGCTATTAGTGGTGAAACTCACGAATATACTGATATGTACCCCGGTATGGCTAAGACTGCACGTGATGAAGGCTTCGATGAGATTGCTGATTGGTTTGAAACACTAGCTAAGGCTGAACGTAGTCATGCTGGTAAATTTAAGAAAACTCTTGATGCATACAAAGCCGAACAAAACACCTAATCTACAATATGATACTATTGTAACTGATGGTGTTGTTACTCTCACAAATCCTAATACTACATTGGGGTTTGTGAGATTTAAAAATAATGGAGCTATTGAGTATATTTTTGTACAACCAATGTATCGTAGAAATGGATTGGCAAAAAAACTGGTGGATAAGGTTAGAGAACTTACAGGTAACGAACCCGAACCAGAGCCACCTATTAGTCCTTTAGGTAGAAAACTTTTTAAGTTATTATAGGAGATGTGATGAAGGTTTATTATAGTAATTATCGTAATCATTGGATATCACCATACACAATATTAGAAAAAGTTTTCTTTTGGCGTGAAATTGAATATGATGAACCACTCATTGATCGATTGAGTAAAATCATACTACCATTCTCTACAGGATTGCAGAATGTTCTGAACTTCATTCATCCTCAAATTCAATATGTTAAAATAGACCGTTGGGATACTTGGAATATGGATGGCACATTAGCCGTTATCATTCTTCCAATGTTAAAACAATTACGTGCTGAAAAACATGGTTCAGGTTTAGTTGATCTAGAAGATGTTCCAGAATCAATGAGATACACAACTACCGAGGATTACGAATCACAATATACATTTGATTTTTATCGTGAACCAGATTTACAAAAGATTCAATGTGATATACATGATCGTTGGGACTGGGTATTAGATGAAATGATTTTTGCATTCGAATATAAAATCGATGAAGATAATGGTGGCATAGATAAAGATTGGAAAAACAATTATGAACGTGTACAAAACGGTTTCCGTTTATTTGGTAAGTATTATCAAAATTTATGGGATTAAAATGACTAAATAAAAGACTGGCAACACACACAAACCGCCAGTATTCACACACAACACAAGGAGGTAGTATGAGTAATTTAACACCGTTCGAGATTCGCCTCGAACTTCTAAGAATGGCAAAAGAACTTTTGATGGAGAATTATTTCTCCGAGAAAGAACGCCTATCAAATGACTGGAACGTGAAAGTAGATGTGGCCAAATTAAACGGTCAACCTGTTCCAGAACATCCAGTATTTCCAACTTATCCATCAGAAGCAGATATCATTGCTAAAGCTCAAACGCTTAATGGTTTTGTTTCTAATACAACTGTAGATAAACCAAACAAAAAATCTACTTGATGGAGGGGTGGCTTCGGCCATCCTACACAACAGGAGAATCAAATGAATTTAAGATTTACTTTACTTGCTATATTGTCGGCTTCGCTTATATCGGTATATTCACTGAGTTTTGGTAACGATACACCATTACCTTTAAAACTGACTTATGACGATTTGGGAAAAACTTCTCAAGCTGAAATTAATTGTTTAGCACAAAACATGTATTTTGAATCAGCATCAGAACCAAAAGAAGGTCAAATTGCTGTAGCACTAGTCACATTCAATCGTATGAATAATGACAATTATCC